TTTATTCGATCTGGGGTTTGTTATAACTAAAGATATATTAGAAACAATTGGTTATACAACGCATTTAATTGTTGTTGAGGCTAATTTAGGAATTGCTGTAGAACGATTAAAAGATAGAAAAAATTTAAAAGAATCATTGGATAGAATTAGTGTTGGAAATGCAAATAGACAAGCAATTATTAGTTTATTTAACTCTTATATTACTGTGGATAATTCAAAATCATTGGATTTAACGGAATCAAGAGAATTTATATTTGATATTTTAGAAGATTTAACGTTTAAATCAGATTTACGTTTAGACGAAATATTAAAAATTAACCTTAAGAAAAAAGTAGAAAAGGTTGTTCCATTAAAACTTCCTGCCGATTCTTCTGATACAAGAAGTATGACTCCAGGAACATGGTCTGTTTATAATGGGGTTGCTGAATCAGTTGAAGTCCCTAACTATGATATTTCTCCAATAGCAACTGGTCCAATGCAAAGTACCGCATCTTCAACCGCTAGTATGCAATCTGATCAAGATAAAGAAAATACTAGAAAAGTGTTGAATAAAATTAAAAAAATAAATTTTAAAAAGGTAATCCCAAATGCCATCGAAAAATAAACATAGTTCAAATAGGTTTACTTCATTAAAAGGAGCATTTTCATCTACTCATGCAACAAAACATTTTCATGGAAATAAAATTAAACATACTGACGTTACTACAGATTATCCTGATCCATCAACGCCGCAGTTAGTAGCTCAATCTTCTGGTAAAAATGCTCCATTTTCATTATCATTTAAAGATAAATTGTTAATGAAGTATCATGAAGAGTTTTGTGGTTTAACTGAGGATACAGATACTTCAACTAGACAATATAAAAGACCAGAAACTGCTCGTTTTGCTAAAGCTGGTATTCATTTGCATTCAAAATATACAAATAAAAAAATTGCTCAATTAACAAATAAATTTAATAATCGTGAAAAAAAGGTAACTAAATCTGATAGTGAAGTTAAAGCGGATACTATTTTGATGAATACTTTAAATAGAGAGCATCAAAAAAATTATGAAAAGAAATTTCATCATCAATATCAACCGCCTGAACATACAGTTCACGCAAAAAAGCCAGTTGATACTCAACGTTTGACTCATACTGAACCGCATAATATTCCGCCGAGCCGTCCAGTGCCTAATACACCTCGTGCGCCTATTCCTGCTAGTCATCCAGTTCCACATGCTCCAGTTCCGCATATTCCGGATCATCAACAACATCAAAGTAATCCTGCTATGCATGATCCAGATATTATCGCAAAAAGGCAAAATTCTTTTGTTGTAACCCATACACCGAAATTTAAGCCATCAGCTAAATTTCACCCAATAAAAAACAACAATAAATAATAGGAGAAGTTAAATGGATTTTAACGCCATTAAAGAGCTAAAGTTAGAAAATTCTTTACAAGATATCGAATTAACTGAAGAATTAGACCAAATCGATGAAATTAGTAATTATGACCAAGTTGTAACATATTATAGACATTTAAAATTAGATCCATATAAATTACGCGGAATTGCTGGAGCAAAACTTCGTGCAAGAATTAAAAACTCTCCTGCATTTAAAGCTTGGTTACAGTTAAAAGCGCATAACGTAGAAAGTGTTGAGAGTAATTTAAAAAAAACATTAATTGAAACTATTAAAGATGCAAAAAAAGAAAGTTCCGGTAAAAAAGCTAAAGTTACTTTTTACGGATATCCTAATAAAAATGCTACAACAAGTAATACTGATTTGGAACAAGCTCATACTCCAAATAATTATCTTGATCATAATTAAAAATATTAAAGTATAAATTATGGATGACTTGACTGAAAGTAATTTTTTATTATTTGCTGCAAAATATTATTATTCTATACATTATTGTATAACTGAATTTAATTCGGATTTAAAGCGAATAATTTATATTAAAAGGTTATTAAAAAAATATAAAAAAAGCGGAGAATTGGCCGAAAGGTTAATATTAAATCATTTAATATTATTATATAATGTGTTTGAGCCTACTGCAGCAGTAAACAAAATGTTATTTTTTAAATTAGATAAAGATTGCTATAGTGCATTAAAAACATTTTTAGTTTATTTAAATAGAATGCCTTCAGAAATTTCATTTAATAACACTAGATTAATTTCCTCTGATATCCCTTTAGATATGGAAATCGCAAAAATATTAAGAGAATTATGAAAACGTTTAAACAATTTTTAGAAGAAGATGGAGAAAGTGCTCCTGCTGCAGTTAGTACTGCTCCAACTAATACTACAAATGGTATCGCAGGGCTTAAAGATCCTGGAGTAAGAATACCGCGAAAAAAACAATCTTCAGTTATGACTGGAACTCCAATAACAAGGGCAGGATATAATGGATAATAAATATAAAAATAAATTAACTTCAATTATTGAAGATTGCGGGTTTGAAAGAAAACGTAAAATTAATACTTTAGCAGTAGAAAAAGCATTATTTGAAGCTACAAAACCTGGATATCCGCCAGAAGAAGCTCAAGATCTAAGTTCAAAAGAAGGAATTTCTAATGCAATTGCTTCTGAGTTTTTCGCTCGCTCTAGAGCTTTAGCTACAACTACTCATTTTGCTCATTTAAGTACAGATTCGTTTTCAGAACATTCTGCTCTAGCAACTTTTTATGAAGAAATTGTTGAAACTGTAGATAAATTTTGTGAAGCTTATATTGGATTATATGGTAAATTTATTAGTTTACCTCCAATTGCTGCCGAAATGAAAGTTGCAGTTGATGCTATTATAGAATTAAGAGATTGGATTTCAAAAAATAGAAACTTAATTACTGATGATACTTCAATACAAAATATAATTGATGAATCTTCTGAATTATGTAATACTACAATTTACAAATTACAAAAATTGAAATAATTGGTATTTATTATGATAACTGTCAAAGAGGCAACCAAAATGATCCATTATGATAATTATAACGACAAAGAAATATTATCAAAAGATAATTTTGAAAAAAGGCTTAATTTAATAAGATCTTTGGAAAATTATTCGAATAAATTAGATAACCTACTAAAACAAACATCAAAAATAGAAAACATTTCTTTAAAGGCGGATCGATAATGGCAGATAATTCAACGTTGAATGATATAAAAGGCGAAACGTTATCCGAATTAAAAGTTGAGGTTGCAGTCTTAAAACAAGAAGTCGGGTTTATCAATAGACTTTTTAGTAGAATTGAAGACGTAATTGATAAGATCGATACTCAACATACAACAGTATTAGATAAAACTACCAAAATAGAATATAATCTTCTTAGCACTAAAGCTGAACTAGAAGATTTATATAAAATATTAGAAGACTCCGAAAAAAATATTTCAAGCAGAATTAATGCTATTGAGAAATTATTAACAGATGAAATTAATTCTATGAATAAAACTTTAACAGATAGAGTCGATAGAAATGAAGCGAAAACCGTAGACTTGTTGCAATATAAATGGTTGTTGTGGGGTGGCGGTGTAGTGGTTTTATGGATATTGTCCAATATTGATATGCTTAAAAAAATATTTTTAATAAAATAGTGCTTTACTTTTTTAACTTTATATAGTATAATAAGCCTGAATATAAACTTCAGGCTTTTTTATAATGAGCATTTGGATAGATAGAAAATACATTTTAATGTTATCACCTAAGTTGGAACTCTTTAAACAAAAGAATACCAACCTATATACCATGCGTTGCCCATATTGCGGCGACTCTCAAAAAATGAAATCAAAAACTCGTGGATTCGTTTATGCAAAAAACGATAATTATTTCTACACGTGTTTTAATTGCGATAAAGGAACAACTCTTAGATCTTTACTTGGTTATCTGGATCCTCATCTAGAACAAGAATATATTATGGAAAATTTCCAGGAAAAATTTACTGGAAAGAAAACTAATTCCATCGATAAGCCTGCAATTCCAAAATTTAAAATTCAAGATAAAAAGATAAATTTACCTACTATTGCTGATTTAGATGATGATCATATCGCTAAAAAGTATATCTTAGATCGCAAAATACCAGAAAAATATCTTAAATATTTATTTTTTACTGATGATTTTAAAGCTTTTGTTGAATCAGTTTCCGATAAAAAACTTGATCAAACTGGTCCAAGGGTAATTATTCCATTTTATTCTAGATCTGGCGATTTGGTTGCGTTTCAAGGAAGAGCTTTAGATAGCTATTCCATGAGATATATAACAGTAAAGATTGATAGGGAGCAAGAAAAGATTTTTGGATTGGATAAAGTTGATCCAATGAAGCTGATTTATGTTGTAGAGGGTCCATTTGATTCTTTATTCCTTCCTAATGCGATCGCAACTGCAGACTCAAATTTGTCCGCTGCAGCTAATGTGTTTGATAAGAGTAAGTTGATACTCATTCCGGATTGCGAGCCTAGAAACGCCAATATCGTTAAAAATATCGGGAAGTTTATTAAGAATGGGTTCTCTGTTTGTTTATTACCAGAATCGATTGGAGTTAAGGATATTAATGATGCAATAAAAAATGGCTTGACGCAGGAGGAATTATTAGTTATAATAAGTAATAACACCTTCTCTGGGTTACGAGCTGAACTGGAATACTTAAATTGGAAGAAAATATGACAACTAAAATAGAAAAAATTAATGCCAGCGAAGATGGAAATACGAAATTCCTTATTGATGGTCTAGAATACATGAGAGTTAGCGGTATTTGGTTTAGATGGGATGAATATCAGGTAAAATATATCCCAGAAGATAGACCGGAATTGGAAAGTTTATATTTGGAGACTTTTGGAAAATGATTACAGCTAAAATGATTGCAGATTCTTATTATGATTTTGATAATAGAATTTGTACGTTACAACTAAAATATCCTAGATTTATTCATGCAGAATTTATGACACATCGAGTATTTTCTAGATCTGCATCTAGTTCTAGAGCAATTCCAATTAGTAAAATTATTTCTCAAGTTTGGAATGATCCAGCAATGCCAGTTTATTGGGGAGCTAATGTTTCTGGGATGCAAGCTAATGAAGAATTAACTGGATGGAAATTATCTGCTGCTAAATTTATTTGGAAAACTTCAGCTAAAGTTGCTTGTATTTTTGCTTATGGGTTTAGTAAAATTGGATTACATAAACAAATTGGTAATAGAATTTTAGAGCCTTGGCAATATATTAATGTTATTGTTACTTCAACAGAATGGGATAACTTTTTTGATTTAAGAATTCATCCGGATGCTCAGCCTGAGATTCAAACTCTAGCTAAAGCAATCTATGATGCTATTGAATCCAGTGAATCTGTTGAAAGAGAACATGCTGAGTGGCATTTACCGTACATTACTGATGACGAACGAAAATATTATGATGAAGAAGATTTATTAAAAGCTTCAACAGCTCGTTGTGCTAGAGTTAGTTACAGTAATCATGATGGTAGTGCTGCTAATTTAGCAAATGATATTATATTGCACGATAGATTAGTTGGTTCAGTTCCAATTCATGCTAGCCCAGCTGAACATCAAGCAACTCCAGGCAATCCATCATATTGGTATCGTAACTTTAGAGGCTGGATACAGTATCGCGATAGAGTAGAACAAAAATTAAATAAATTTAACGCAGAGGATCACCAATATGAGTTCCAGCTTGAATTACATAACAGCTATTAATGTTCAAAAACAATATTATTATGATTTAAATTTTAAATCTGATTTGGATCAAAAAATGGTTGAACAACAAGAGTTTAAACAAGTTCAATTACAAAATAAATGTCATAATGATAATTTAGTGTACGATCCATATTGGATTAATGGGGTAAATTATCATTCATCATTAAGTAGACACAATTATATTAGATAGAGGAAATTATGAGTAAAGTTGAATTAAAAGATTATGAAGCATTTGTCCAATCAACAATTTCACAACCATCGTCAATTTTTGGTATTCTAGAATCAAGGTTGAGTGAATTAGATGGCAATAAATTAGGAATTTTAATTCCTGAATTATTAACTGCTTCTTTTGGCTTAACTGCTGAGGCAGGTGAATTTACTGAAGTTGTTAAGAAAATCGTATTTCAAGGTAAACCGCTAGATGAAGATAATATCTTTCACTTAAAACGCGAATTAGGTGATATTTTATGGTATGCAGTTGTTGCGTGTAAGGCATTAAATATTACGTTAGAAGATGCTATTGTAATGAATGTCGAGAAGTTATCTGCTAGATATCCGCAAGGTTTCGATATTATTAAATCGGAAGTTAGACAAGAAGGTGACGTGTAATGGGTAGAGCAATTATTGAAGCAGGTTTTGTTTTAATATTGTATTTTTTAATTATCGGAATTGTTTGTCCGTATCTAGTTTCGGCTAGAGATGACATTGAAGTAATTTCCGGTTTTGTTTTAATTGTATTAACTGCTGCAACAGTACCATCTGTTGTAAAATATATTTTTAGAGACGTTAAATGAAAAAATTATTATGGTTGTTAGTGATTTCATTCCTTGTTGCTTGTTCTAATGTTCCTCCAGGTTATACTGGAATTAAGGTATTTTTAAATGGCGGCGACAAGGGTGTGGATAGTCAAGTATTAGGCGTTGGGCGTTACTGGATTAGTTTTAATGAAGACTTATTCTTATTCCCAACATTTACTCAAAACCATGTTTGGACTAAAGCTTCAACTGAAGGTAGCCCAAATGATGATTCGTTTACATTTCAAACCAGACAAGGTTTAACTGTGAATACTGATGTTGGTATTAGTTATCATATCGAACCAGATAAAGTAACTGATATTTTCCAGAAATATCGCAAAGGTGTTAGTGAAATTACTCATGTCGTATTACGCAATAGCGTGAGAGATGCGTTTAACAAAGCTGCTTCATCTAGAGATATTGAATCTGTTTATGGCGAGGGTAAAAGTGCTTTAATTGATGATGTGACTACTCTTGTTCGTCATGATATGGATTCAGTTGGTATTAAAATAGAAAGCATTTATTTGGTTGGTGATATGCGTTTACCCGAGTCTATTGTTGAGTCTATTAATGCTAAAATTCAAGCATTACAAAAAACTCAACAACGAGAAAATGAAGTAGCGCAATCAAAAGCTGAGGCAGATAAAACTATTGCTGAAGCTCGAGGTGTAGCTGAATCTAAGATTGCTATTGCTAAAGCAGAAGCCGAGGCAATTGAAATTAAAGGTGCTGCATTGAGAAATAACCCAAGCGTGCTTGAGCTAAATAAAATCGATAAATGGAATGGTGAATTGCCTCAGTATATGACTGGACCAGTTCCAATGTTAAATTTTACAAAATAAAACTTTATAATTAGTATATGGATAATGAGTTGCAGGGATGCAACTATTTTAATTTTTATTGAAAAGGACTAATATGGCAATTAGATTACTGACGCCAAAAGAAACATACACTGTCGATTACCCAGTAGCAATTGAATTTGCTAGAAAACAGCAAGAGATAATGTGGTTTGATTTTGAAATTGAGGTCGAAAAAGACCTACATGATATAAGAACTAATTTTAACGAAGCGGAACTCTATGGATTGACTTCTACTTTAAAATTATTTACCAAATATGAAATTTCAGTTAATGAATACTGGAAAAATTATGTTGCTCAGGTGTTTCCGAGACCTGATATTCAAAGAATGGCTGATGCCTTTGCTTTTATGGAAACTAATGTTCATGCTCCTTTTTATAATAAAATTAATCAAGTTTTGGGTTTAGATACTGATGAATTTTACTTATCATATCTAGATGATGAAGTTTTAGTTAATAGAATGAAATGGATCGGTAAACGTTTATCGAAAAGAGAAACTTTAATGGATAAATTAAAATCTGTTGGAATTTTCTCTATGGTTGAAGGAGCTGTTTTATTTGGTCAGTTTGCTTTTATTAAACATTTTAATTCAAATGGTAAAAATAAAGCAATTAATGTAAATGCTGGAATTAACTTTTCCGCTATTGATGAATCTTTACATTCGCAAGGCGGTGCTTGGTTATTTAGAACGTTATTAGCTGAAGCAAAAGTTGATGGACAATTTAGCGAAGAAGATGAATTGCATTTACGTTCTGAATTAGAGGAAACTGCTCGAGTAATTAGAGAACATGATGGATTTATTAATGGTAAAACTTTTGAAAAAGGTCATATTAAAGGTGTTACAGAAACTCAGTTAAATAATTTCACTGAATCTAGATTAGACATGTGTTTAAAACAATTAGGTTATAAATCTATTTTTAAACCATCATGGAATCCAATTGCCGAATGGTTTTACAAAGATTTAGAGTCAACTACGCTACATGATTTCTTTAGTTCGACTGGTAGTGACTACAACCGCAACTGGAAAGAGGCAAGATTTGTATGGTAAAGCAAGAAAAATCAATTTATGATGAATTAAGCGATGAAAGAAAAGAGTTACAAGAAACTGGTCAACTGCCTGCATGGTGCACAACTATTGCTTGGCAAATGCTTAAAGAGAAAAACCTTTCTGCTGAGTGTCCAGATTTAAAATCAGTTTATAATCGAATAACTAAACATGCAGCAAAATATACTCCAAATCCTGATGAATGGCAACCTAAATTTTTTGAATTATTATGGAATGGTTGGTTGGCTGCCTCTACTCCAGTTTTATCTAATATGGGAACTGGATTTGGTTGTCCTGTTAGTTGTTCTGGAGGAGAAATTCCAGATAGCGTTTTTGGATTCTATGGAGCTCAACAAGAGGCTGCTGTATTAAGTAAAAATGGTTTCGGTACTAGTGGCTACCTAGGAAAGATTAGACACCGTGGAGCTCCTATCAAGGGCGTTAAAGGAGGAGCTTCAGGCGTTCTCCCAGTCTTTAAAGATTTTATTCAAATGTCCAGAGATATTTCTCAAGGAAGCCAAAGACGTGGAGCTTGGGCTGGATATATTGAAATTGATCATCCAGATTTTTATGAGATTGTAAATTTTATTAGCAAAAATCCCGATGATGCAAATCTTGGTTGGGTTGTTACTGATGAATTTATTGCTCGATTAGATGCTAATGATAATGAAGCCACATTACGTTATCAATTAGCATTAAAAACTAAAATGATTACTGGAAAAGGATATTTCTTTTTTGTTGATCGAGTTAATAATCTTAGTCCTCAAATGTATAAAGATAAAGGATTAAGAGTAAATGCATCTAATCTTTGTACGGAGATCGCTTTACACTCCAGCGAAGATTATACATTTAGCTGCGTTTTATCCTCGATGAATGCTTCACTTTATGATGAGTGGAAAGATACTGACGCAGTATTTAATGCAACAGTATTCCTAGATTGTGTTAATCAAGATTTAATTGAAATCGGTAAAACTCAACCTGGAATGGAAAAAGTTGTTGCTTTTGCTACAGCATCTAGAGCTCTTGGTTTGGGTATGCTTGGGTTCCATACATATTTACAAGACCATAATATTCCATTTGAATCAATGGACGCTTATTATAAAAATACTGAGATCTTTAAACATTTAGATGTGGAATCATTACGAGCATCTAAATGGATGGCAGAAAATTGGGGTGAACCGGAATGGTGTGTAGGTTATGGTGTAAGAAATACTCATCGAGTTGCTATTGCTCCAAATCTCAGTTCAGCTTTAATCTGTGGTTCTGTTAGTCAGGGAATTGAACCAATTTATAAAAATGCTTATGTTCAAAATACCTCTGCTGGTAAAATGGATCGAGTTAATCCATCGCTGTTAACAATAATGAAAAGCAAAGACGTTTATACAGATGCAGCGGTTAAAGACATTATAAGTAATAACGGTTCAGTACAACATGTTACTTGGTTAGATGATAATGAAAAAGCAGTATTTAAAACAGCTTTTGAGATTGATCAAAAACAAATTGTTAGATTAGCATCAGCTCGTCAACGTTATATTGATCAAGCTCAAAGCATTAATTTCTTCTTTTCAGCTGATGAAGATGAAGAATATATTAGCGAAGTTCATAAATTGGCATTTAAAGATCCATGGATTAAATCATTGTATTATGTTAGATCTGAAAATGGAGTAAATGTTACTAAAGAATCTTGTTTAGCATGCCACGGATAATAGGAAAATTATTATGACTAAATTAAATAAATTGGTTTTTACTCTTTCTGATAAAAAAGAAATAAGTTTATCTAATGCTGATGCGTTAGAATTGTATAATGAATTGAATAAAATTTTTGGTAAATTAACGATAACTAGTCCTGCTACTAGCCAAACTTTTACCTTTGATAATGTTGATCCACCTTGGTATCCAAATGATAACTCTTATTTTTCTTTTGGTGGAGCAATAACAGGATCCATGGCTAGTGATACAATCACTATAACAAATCCTTATCCTAATGATTATTCTTGCACTACAACTCCACCTGCTAAAAAATACTGTCAATGCAGTTAAATGCTAAATAAGGTAAGAAAACTGAATTTCATTGCTATACTGGGGTTATTTTTAATCCCAGTAATTTTTACAACAACTATTTTTTATTATGCTCTACTGTTGATAATAGGATTATACTATGCCATTGCGCGATTACAAATGCCCAAGCTGTAAAGAAGTTTGGGAAGAATTAAGAAAAGACCAATCTGATCCCCTAAACTGTAAATATTGTGCAGCTGAATCGCCTAAACGATTAATTGCTCGTAGTAATTTTGCTCTAAAAGGTAATGGTTGGTATAAAACAGACTTTAAACATAAATAAAAAGAGGACAAGGAAGTCTATGATAACGAAAATAACTTGTTTTGAATGCGACTCAGAATATCAAATTCACTCTCAACAGGGATGCCTTACCGATGATATTAGGTATTGTATCGTATGTGGTAGTGAAATTGAAACGGAAATTGATGACGAAGAAGAAATTGAAGATGAAGAATAACCCTAAGTAAAGTTATCTTAACTTGAATAGGTAAAAATCAATGTGGCTTTACAACAACGAACCATTAACTGCTCCCCCAGAAAAAGCAATTGGGTTTGTTTATCTAATTACCAACACCCAAAATAACAAAAAATATATTGGTAAAAAAGTTTTCCATTTTAGTAAATCTATCCAGAAGAATTTAAAAAAGAAAAAAGTAAAGGTTGAATCCGATTGGAAAACATACACCGGATCCAACGACGATTTAAATACTGATATAAAAACAAATAACCCAGAATTAAAGAAAGAGATATTGGAAATTTGTCATTCCAAGTCTCAACTCTCTTACCTTGAAGCCTATTATCAGTTCATCAACAACGTACTAATAGACTCAACCTATTATAATAATTGGATATCAGTAAGAGTAACACGTCGTCACCTAACAAAATATAAAAAAGAACTTGAAGAATTAATTCAGTATGGAAAAGATCGTTAACCTTATGCAATGGGTTGGGCAGAGATAGGAGTTGTAGAACAAAATCATAATCTAGCCCCACCTGCAAAGTATATCGCAACAGAAGGCGATTATGTTGTTAAAGATATTAATGGTGAATTTTTCACATGTAAATCAGATTTCTTTAATGAATATTATTCAGAAATTATTCAAAAATAACAAGTATTAAAGTAATCGGGTTTAATACACGGACATAGTGTCCAAATTACTCGCTTAATATATAGGAGAAATACATTGAAATTATCAAAACTAGCTATTGTTGTTGTAACTGCATTAACAGCAAGCGTAACGACTTCAGCATTTGCGCTGGATTTATATGTAGACACAAAAACCAAACAAATTTTTGCGGAACCTGGTAAAGGTCGCCAAAAATTGGGCGCGTTTGAAAAAGTAGACGAAGCTACACATACAACAGTCAACAATGAACATACAATCCAAGCGGTTGAAAGTGAAAAATCTGAAATCAAAAAAATTGAACAAGATTTAGAGATTAAAGGCAATGAAATCAAAGCTCTAGAAGAACATATTGTTGCTAATAAAGAGGCTGCAGCTAAAAACGATGAAAAATGGTTTAACAAAATTAGTATGCGTGGTTATACCCAATTACGTTTTAACCAACCACTTTCTGGAGATAGAGAAGCAAGAGGCACGAAAGATCCTGAAATGAGATCACCTGGTGATAGTGGTATTAAGGATAATGGTGGGTTTACATTCCGTCGAGTTCGTCTTGTTTTCTCAGGTGATATTAATGATTACGTATCACTTTATATCCAACCAGATTTTGCAAGTAATGTCAGCGATTCACAACAACATTTTGCGCAACTTCGTGACGCTTATGCCGATTTGGCCTTTGATAAAAAACATGAATACCGTATTCGTGCGGGTCAATCAAAAGTGCCTTTTGGTTGGGAAAACTTACAGTCATCGCAAAATCGTATAGCGTTAGATCGTAACGATGCGTTAAACAGTGCTGTACCAAGTGAACGTGATTTAGGTCTTTTTGCTTATTGGTCACCAAGTGACGTACAAAAATTATGGAAAGATCTAGCTAAGAAAAATTTAAAAACATCCGGTGATTATGGTGTTTTAGGGTTAGGTGTTTATAACGGTCAAGGCATAAATCGTTCCGAAACCAATGACGATCTTTATTTAGTTGCACACAGTACTTATCCAATTGAATTAAACTTCTTAGGCTCATTCTTCAAAGGTCAAGTATTAGAAATTGGTGCAGATGCTATCAGTGGTAAATTTAATACACCTACTGCTTCAATTACACCATTTGCAGGCGTTGATGGATTTAACGGCAAAACATCATTTACACCAACATCTTTAGGTGGTAAAAATGGTATTCGTGAAGAACGAGTTGGCGTTCATGCTGTATTATTCCCACAACCTTTTGGTTTACAAACTGAATGGAACTGGGGTGAAGGTGGAACTTTAGATACAACACAGAAAAAAATCACCAGCCAAGGTTTGAGCGGTGGTTATGTTCAAGCTATGTATAAAATAGATAAAGTTTTACGCTCTGATGATTCAGTCATTCCTTACACAAAATGGCAAACTTATGATGGCGCCTATAAGGGAGCAAACAATGCGCCACGCGTTTCAGTTGAAGAAATTGAGGCTGGTGTAGAATGGCAAATGATGAAAGCTTTAGAATTAACCGTGGCTTATTCAACTATGGATAGAACAAACGTTACTAACTTAGGACAAGCTTCGGGCGATATGATTCGTACACAGTTGCAGTGGAACTACTAAAAAAATATGAAATAATTTTATCAGATGATAAATAAAAACGTATTAAATGCCAATAGGGTTTAATACACGGACACGGTGTTCAGATCCGAACTCTCTTACATCGAAGCATACCATCAGTTCATCAACAACGTACTAATAGATTCCAGTTATTATAA